CGCACAGCGGGGTCACGGTCATAGGTTTCGTAGCGTTTGTTTTCCTGCTTCTCATGTTCCTCACAGAACCTCCCGTCCGTTAGGTTGGGACAGCCTGGGAAAGAACACGGTCGCTTTGGTCTTCTTGGCACTTTTTTCACCTCCCTTGGGCATAAGAAAAGCCCCCACAGGATTGCTCCCATGAAGGCTCTCTGTATTCTCTTTCGCCATTATAATGATACCATATATGGGGATGTGCCTTGTAGTGGACTTTAGTGGACTTTACTATCCTCTTTACAATTTTCTGATAAAATTACATCCACGGCTCGTAAAGCCTTGCGATGCTGTTTCAACGTCCAACTGACAGAACAGTTCAAATCCAGGGCGATATCATCCCAACTTTCATAACAAAGGTAGCGTTTTTCCAACAACAGCTTGTATTCATCGTTTTCTACCTTGCGGATTATCATAAGGGCATCCACCTTTAGCTGAAGCAACGCTGCCAACTCCTGCTCCAATTCCGTTTCAATATCAATCATTTTTGCTATGGCATCTGCCATAGGAGAACGGCTTGGACTCGGATTTCTCGGCATACCCGTCATATTAGGCGAACAATTCGTGGCAATTTCACGGAGTGCCTCAATCTGACGCTGCTTGCTGACTATTTTTTGGTCTAAGTGATACGCTTGCTGAAGATATTCTTTTGCAGTCATTCTGAAAGCACCTCCCTCTGCAACATAGCCATCAATTTCTCTCCATCCACGGAAGTAAGAGCCTCGTACCATCCGGAACGGAAGAAACGCTCACATTCGGCTTTCATTTGAAGTGCAGCATCATTACGGGGACTGCGTTTCAAATCTTTCAAAGCCTTTCTGTAATCCTTGGCTGCAAGTTCTACGATTGCATTGGCGAGGTTTTCATACGGACTTATCATGCTGAACCTCACGCTGTTTTTTATTATTTTTCAGACGGCGATTTTCACGCTGTCTTTCACGGCTCTTCTTTTTTCTGCGTTCCTCACGCATGATATTGCCGATGGCGGCATCCTCAGTAGGGTTTCTGTACGCTTTAGGCATAATCTGCACCTCCGAATTTTTTCTTTCCCTCGGATTGGCTCAGATTGTCGACGATTGTCATAGATTGGCTTTTACCGCATCTATCAAAGACTGCTGTGTGCTGTCTTTTTCAGATAATGCTTTCAAGATGCGTTCATCAATGGTTTTTTCGGCTATGATGTGCTGAATCACCACTGTTTCAGAAGATTGTCCCTGTCTCCACAGGCGAGCGTTGGTCTGCTGATAAAGTTCCAGTGACCAGGTCAGCCCGAACCAAACGATTGTCGAACCGCCGCTTTGGAGATTCAGACCGTGTCCGGCGGATGCAGGATGAATCAATGCAACGGGATAATATCCGTTATTCCATCTGCGTATGCTGTTGTCCGTGTCCAACCTTGCGAAGGGGATATGTCGGTCATGCAGCCTTTCCGTGATACGTTCCAGATCGTGTCTGAACCAATATGCCACAAGCAGTGGTTTTCCGTTTGCCGCCTCAATAATATCCTCCAGGGCATCAAGTTTTTGGTCATGGATTTTTATGATGCTTTCGTCATCGGAATAAACAGCACCGTTGGCCATCTGCGACAGTTTTCCTGTGAGAGAGGCTGCGTTTGCGGCGGTAACCTCACCGTCCGGCAGGGACAATACCAGGTCTCGCTTCAATTCTTCGTAACGGTTGCGTTCCTCTCCGGATAAATGCACCATGTACTGACTGCTGATAAGTTCCGGCATTTTCAGAAGGTCTGTGGATTTCATGGAAATCGTGATGTCGGAGATTTTATCGTAAATAGCATCCTCGGCACCGGGCAGAGGCTTGTAGGAGAAAATAATCTGTCCGTTGCGTTTGTCCGGGGTAAAGTATGCGTTACGGTACTGCCCGATGAACCTTCCCAGACGCGCTCCCATATCCAGCAGCTTGAATTCCGCGAATAAATCCATTAAGCCATTACTGGAAGGAGTACCCGTCAATCCTACGATGCGTTTTACACGGGGTCTGACCTTCATCAGAGCCTTGAAGCGTTTTGCCTGGTGGTTCTTGAAAGAAGAAAGTTCATCCACAACCACCATATCAAAATCGAAGGGGTATCCGCTTTCCTCGATAAGCCACTGCACATTTTCACGGTTGATGATATAAATATCCGCCTGTTTCCCAAGGGCGGCTTTACGCTCACTCACCGTACCGACCACTACGGAATACTGCAGGTCGGACAAGTGGTCCCACTTTCGGATTTCATCCGGCCATGTGGTTCTTGCCACACGCAGGGGACCTATGATAAGAACTCTGTGGACATCGAAACTATCAAAAAGCAGGTTATTGATAGCCGTTAATGTAATACTCGTTTTGCCAAGACCCATCGATAGCAGAATCGCAGAAATCGGATGACTCTCAATGTATCCGGCAGCATAGCTTTGATAATCATGCGGATTGTATTTCATCCAAAACCCCTCCAATCTGCTGTGGGTCATCCAGGACAAATACCCGGAAACCTAATTTTTGAAGCACACGGTGCCTTGCCAATTGGAGAGGTCTTGGCTGTTCGCCGGGAGCCTTTACCTCCACAAATCCTATCTTCATAGCCGGCAACAGCACGATGCGGTCGGGCATACCATCGCAACCGGGACATACCCACTTGGGACAGATGCCTCCACGTTTTTTTACTGCTGCAATCAATTTTCTTTCTATCAGAATTTCTCTCATTGCGTTTCCTCCATATCTATCAGTTCAAAGACCACCTGTTTGGCGTCTTCCAAAGTTTCAATACGGCGGTTCTTCCACCATTGATACTGGTCGGTGTCGATGCTGATTTTGTAAAAATCCCTGCCACGGAATTCTTCTCGTTCAACAGATACATAATGGTGCTTGTATTTGACAGACCATTTATTTTCGCTGTTTTCAGCCCATACTTTTTTGCGGAAATTTGCCCTTCGACTACTTTTTCTCCTGGCTGCATCATCACGTTCTCTTGCAGCAATCAAGTCGCCTTCCATGTATCCTGCACAGATGCAACCGACCTGCAACACCCCATCGTAATCTGCGTGTGCCATCACATGAATGAATCTGACACGGTCGCATCCACATAACTCACAGATGAAGTCCGCGGTCTCACCATCTTCAACTTCCACGCAGCTCCAATTTTCAAGAGGTGCGCCAAGTTCACGGAGCCGCTTATGACATTTTCGCAGGTACTTTTCATCATATTGACCTACCATTTGCACACCATCCTTTCTGACTTCCGGTAACAAGCAACGAGTGGAAACAATACTCCCTATAATTCCTACGCGGGTGTTTAGGGATTGCTTTTGTAGTGTTTTTATTGATTTTGAATATAAAGGAAATAGTTGTTACCATCGTTGCTTGTACCTCAAAAGTCCTTTATTTATCAGCGTTTTCAGGCTGGCAACAGGTTCTTTCATAAAGGCGTTGCTTACCATAAGGAGAACGCTTACGAACCTTAGTCGTTCGTTGCCAACCGTCAATCTGTGTCATAAGGGCAGCTATCGCATAGGAGTCCGCAGGCTTCAAATCAGAAAGGCTGCGCCCGAAACATTCGCACCAGATTTCCGCATTGCTTACCGTCTCACGGCGCACGGTGCCCTTAACGCTTGTGGGCGCATCCTTCTCAGACAGGAAATTGCGTCTGGCATAGGTATCCATCGCATCCCAATTTTCAGGAAGAAGGGTGTCGAGGTATTCTTCAACCATGCCCTGGCGCTCATCCACTTCCATAGCTTCACGCTGCACTTCCTCGGCAGCGGAAATCATATCGCCCTCAAGGTACAGCTTTTCGCCCTTTTCGTAGTAATACTTGGCTTCCGCCCAAATCTGGTCACGGTCTTCCTTGGTAAAATGCCAGGTTTTCTTTTGTTCTCTCTGATTCAGTTTCACAACCCAAAAACGGCGGTTGCCTGTAATATCACGGAGATATCCACGCTCACCGTTAACGGAGGCAATGATGATGCACTGTCTCGGATGGCTCTCCACGGTCTTGCCGTAGGAAGGACGGTATTTGTCATCGGAAGTGGACAGGAACGCCTTGACCTTCTCGATGTCAGCCTTTTTCATGCCTGCAAGTTCTGCAATCTCCATAATCCAGAATCCCTGCAGTTTCTCTGCACCGGACTTATCGTTCATATCAGTAAGGGACAGGGTTTCGGAGTAATATTCATCACCCACGAGGTCCTTGAACAGGGTACTCTTGCCGATACCCTGAATGCCGTCCAACACCAACACGCTGTCGAATTTTGTGCCGGGTTTATAAATGCGGGCAACGGCAGCCACAAAGGTTTTTCTTGTAACCGTTCTTACATAGTCGGTGTTATCAGCGGAAAGATATTTGATGAGAATATCATCAATACGCTTTTTGCCGTCCCACGCAGGCAGGCTGTTAAGGTAGTCACGCACGGGATGAAAACGGCGGTCATCAGCCACCTTGGTAAAGCTGACTTCGTGGTTTCTGCTGGAAAAAGGAACATAGCGCACATCAATCATTGCCTTAAGCTGCGCCGTGTCCGCATCGCGCCAGAATTTATTATCCTTCGGTCTGTCCCAAGGCAGAGGTCCCGTCACCTGGATACGGTTTGCCATCTCGTTATAAGCAAAGTTAGCGTAATCAGGGTCATTGTTCAGAATGAGCATTTCATTCCATACGGAATTCTCCAGCACATTGCTGCGGGGTTGATATTTGAGCAGGGACTCCCAATTTTCCGTGCTATCAAAATCACGGTCGACCTTCTCCTTACGCTCGGCGGCAATCTGCATCTTGACCTTTTCCAGGGATAAGGCAAACTCGCACATTGCGTTAAAGGATTTTTTCTCTTCCAGATCACCAAAACGATGAACGCGGATAAGGTCAAACCCGTTCAACAGCTTTCCGCAGGCGGGGTCGGAGGTGTGGTGGCTATAAGCGAAAACATTATCGTAGATAACCACACCCGCAATGGAGTCCGCCTCTAAGTAGTCATAGCGGGAATCGGTAGCGGTCGGTGCATATACATCAGAAAGAAATTCATTGATAACTTCCTGAATGGTCGGATAGGCACGGCAGAACACACCGACAGTTCCTTCTTTTTCCAAAGGATTCTTCTGTGCAGTGGTTTCCTTTTTGATAACCTCGGACTCTCGGCTGGAAGTAGGCCACTGCGAAATATCACGCCAGTCCTCATACATATCCAGGTATTTCTCTACATCGAGAGCCTGACCGGAATTGTCATCAAACACGAATTCCCCATTGGAAGGGCAGGATGCCCAATACATCATGCGGTTCGACTGATAAGTGGAATCGTCAAAATAATCCATGCCGATTTGCTTTGCCACCATACGCATCAGTGCCGGGTACTCGTCCTCGCTGACCTCACGGGAAAGCAGAATGACCAGACGGTAGCGGGGATTATCGGGCGTGTGGCTGTGGGTGGAATAAATAAAATAGGTAATGTCACCGAACACATTACGCACAGCACCGCAAAAATCAAATCCTGCAGGACAATGGTCTGCGTCCAAAAGGCCGACCGTGCGGAACAGCACATTGCCGTTCTTACGGATGCCGCCTTTCAGCCAGCCGCCGACCAGTCCGCCGATGTCTTTCAGATTGGCTCTCTGTTCTTTGGGGAGCTTCGGATATTCTTCGGCAGTCTCAGAAGTACGCACGGGATTTCTGTTGCGGTCGGAGATGTACTGCCAGTCCATCTCCTGGTTCTTGTATTTCTTGTCTGTTCTGCGGTTACATACCGCAATCTTTACCTTCATCGGGATACCTCCTTAAGCATTGTGATATTTTTCTGCATACGCCTGTAGAGCGTGTTCGTTCTTTTGAACTCAGATGTGAAGTGTCGGCACTCTTTGGAGCGTGGTGGATGGTTCGCCGCTTCGTTTGCATACATTTTGCAAAGGGCTTCATATCCATCTGCCAGTTCCACCAATTCCTGCATCAAGGCACTTTTGGTTTCTTCGCTGCACCATTTTCGTATCAGCGGAAACAGAATCTTTGCCTTCTTCTGTGTGCATGGGAAGAAGGCTTCAATGTTGATTTCTAAAAATCCACGGTCGTGTTCAACTCGAAGCACATCCACAGGCACACCTCCTTCAAAATTGTCATGTGCAAAATCCTCCTTGCCGTATGGGCGATAAATTCACAGAAAAAAGCCTCCTGTGGCAGGCAGGGAGAACACTCCCTACTTATTAGCCACAGGAGGCAACAAAACTTGAGGATTTTCCTAATCTTTTTTATAAAAAAGTGTTTCATAGCCGTCCGCCCGCAAAAGCAGCCCTTTTGCCCAGGGCGGGACACGTCCCATCTGCTCACTGAGGACTTCTTCCGACATACGCATATCGGCTTCGACAATAATTTCATCATGGATATGCGCCACGATGGAACAATGGCGCAGCGTTTTCATAGAGTGCGCCAACAGGTCACGGCTGTAAGCCTGGACAATATTCTCCACGAATTTGGGGCCGTAACTTTCGATGCGTTCCCATTTCTTCGTGCCGCCGATACCTTCATAGGTTACGGACTCGCCGCCGAAACGGTTCTCTCCCATACGGGGTTTCACATAGGAAAGCTGTCTGCCGGAGGGAAGCAGAATAAACAGCATACCGCTTTGGTAACGAAACTGGATACCATTGGTCTCCGTAGGCACACGGTCTTTGATGGTCTTTTTGACACAGCGGTCAACGTCCCACCAAAACTTCACGATACTGGGATTGGACTGACGCCACGCGTCCACCAGGGGTTGCAGTTCTTCTTCCGCAAGACCCATATCCAAGGCTCCCATTGCTTTCAAAGCACCCACGGAGCCGCCATAGCCGAGTGCCAGTTCCGCAATTTTGCCTTTCTGACGCAGATGGCTGTTTACACCGTGCTTCTCCACGGGAACATGGAACATCTGCGATGCAGACGCACAATAAATATCCTTACCCTGGGCAAAGACCTCCGTGCGCCATGTCTCATTTGCAAGATGGGACAGAACCCTCGCTTCCACAGCGGAGAAGTCGCTGACGATAAATTTGCAGCCGGGTTTCGGTACAAAGGCTGTACGAATCAGTTCGGACAACACTTCCGGCACAGAATCGTATAGCAATTCCACAGTTTCAAATTCACCGTTTCTTACAAGGTCACGCGCCATATCCAGATCCGGCATCGAATTTCTATAAAGGTTCTGTAACTGTATAATGCGTCCTGCCCAACGCCCACTACGGTTCGCCCCATAAAATTGGAACATACCTCTCGCACGATTGTCGGCGCAGGCGGCATTCTGCATTGCCTGGTATTTTTTCACGGATGATTTGGCAAGCTGCTGACGAATGGAAAGCACTTCTTTCAGATGCTCCGGCGCAGTTTTCAGCACTTCGGCAACTTCCTTTTTACCCAGGCTTTCCATCTCCAGTCCATTCTCAAGCAGCCATTGTTTCATCTGTACCACAGAGTTGGGGTTGTCCAGTTCCGTCAGTGTTTTCATGGTATCGGTCAGTGCAACCTTGGAGCGTTCATCCATGGCAATAGCCTGTTCCACCAAGGTCATATCCAAGGCTATGCCTCGGTCATTGATTTCCTGGTCGATGTGATATTCTTCCCACACAAAATCGGGTACAGGGTATTTTTCTAATTTCGCCTGTATCTGCATTTCGGCTTCCACGTCACGGACATTGTATGCCTTGAATCGTTCCCACTTTTCAGCATCATGGGAATACAGATTGCGGGTACGGCCGCCGTTTGCCTTAGTCGGCTTGCATGGTACACAGAAATAACGGATGAGGTCTTTGCCCTCGGACAGCTTTTGTTTTTCCAGACCAAGCACTGCACCGACCCCTTCAAGGGATAACGGCAATCCCAGATAGGCAGACCATATCATAGAGCATTTCCACGATTCCGGGTTAAGGTAGCGGGCGCATTCCTGTGACAGCGGATGGTTATCGTGGAAGGGGTCAAGGCTAATGCCCTGATCAGAGAGATAACGGGACAGGCAGACCCTTTCAAAAGCAGCATTGAATGCCCATTTTGTTACGGTATCGTCTGTGAGTGCATCAAGAACCTCCTGCGGGATGTGTTCTCCGGCAGCAAGGTCTACTACAATCACTTCGCCGCCGTCCACACTGTAACCGAACAGCAGGATTTCAAAATCTTCTGCCTCGGCATATTTGTAAACACCGCATTTTGAGAGGTCGATGCTGCTATAGGTTTCAATATCAATTTCTAAATTTTTCATGGCATCTCCTTCTTGGTAAAAGAGGCACGACCCAATATCGAGCCGTGCCTCCCGTGTAGTGAGCGTTACTGCTTATCCGAGAAAATCTTCCTCTTCATCCGTTGCAAAATCATCCGCAGCACGGCTCTTGCCACCAAGGGGCTCACCGTCACGAATCTTCTGAAGGTTGTTCAGGCCACAGGCGATACCCTTGTTGCCGTTGGAGTTAAAGGCATAGAAGTTGATGCTGGCACGACCATATACACCGCTGTAAACTTCGCTACGGTCGATAATTTCCTGGCGGTCTGCATCCACAATGCCGGGTGCAGATGCACTGTTGGCGTTCACGAAGTAGCAGCCTGCATACTCAGGAGCATCCGGACGCTCCAAATCTCCGTCACGAAGAGGGGTCTTAAGTACGCTGAGAGGAGGTACGGACTTGCCGTTGCCCTTGAGCTTACCTTCGCCTTCCTTATAGGCAGCCTCGATAGCGGCCTTAATCTTGTTGACAGTTACGGTATCGGACTTAGGGATAATGAGGCTGACGCTGTATTTAGGTGCGCCGCCGTTGATGGATTTTGCCTCCCACACATTGGCGTAAGACCAGCGGGTGTTGGGACCGGTGATGACCTTCATAGGGTTAGAAATCTTGTTTGACATAATAGTTGTCCTCCTTATTCTTCAATAAAATCTTGTTTTGCTGTATTCATAGCCGGACGCTTATCCGACATGGGAACTAATACGGGTTTTCCTTGTGGCTTTTCAATCAAGCCTTTGCTTTCGATAATCTCGGTAAACTTCTTTTTACCGAGTGCTGCCGTCATTGCGGTAATGCCCAGGATTTTTTCTTCATAGGGACTATATCCGGCATCCAGGACTGCCCTTGCTACGGCATCCTCATTGACATAGCGTCTGACACTGCGACCTTCGCAGAGTTTCCAACCGGGCCATTCCTGTCCGTTGATGGCTTTGCGGAGAGCGTATTCCTTAACATCTGCTGCCCAGGCCGCCAGTTCATCAACTTTGCCGAGAATTTCTGCAATTTCGACATCCTCCAGAAGGGGTGGTTCCTGGAATTCGTACTTGGCAATTTCCAAATTGGCGGCAGCCCTCTTTCTGCATTCCGATTTTGCCTTGCAGAAACGGCACCAATCTCCGCATTGGAATTCGCCCTCGCCGTCATAGGCCAGCTTTGCCTTATACATCAAATCGTTGTGCGCCCATTCCAGAAGGCTGTCCTTATCCATCACGCAGACACTGACGTTGCTTTTTCTCGGCTGATAGATGCTCATGCGGACTTCTGTGATATCGTAGATGCCATTGAAAATTTCAAGGGCACCGAGTGCATAGAGCATCATCTGCGGATTGGCTTCGGCGGAAACTTCCACGCCCTTGCCGTGCTTATAGTCCACAATGTTCATCACGCCGTCTGCGATAATGATGCAGTCCGCCGTACCAAAACCTTCCTTGACCCAACGGCTGAAATCAACGCGCTGTTCAATCATAACCACCGGGTCGGTGCAGGTCTGCTTTGCCTGTTCTAGGAGTTCAAGCACATAATCGGCATAGCCGTTTGCACAGTCCTCCATTTCGGCGTTATACCAGGAGAGGTCTTCCACGGGGTCTTTGGTTTTCATACCGAGTGCCTTTTTCAGACGGCTCTCGCAAAGGGTATGCGCGTCAGTACCTTCTGCGGCATAATCGCTGCCTTTGTCCTCATATCCTTCGCACAGGCGAGCCGAAGGTGGACAGTGTAACCATCTGTCCGCAGAAGATGCGGACAATAATGCGTGTTTTCCCATTACAATCCCTCCACATCTTCAAGCAGTGCCTTATACTTGGCAGGGTCAATATCCGACAGCTTGTCTGCACCGTGCTTTACGAGCAGTTCCTTGACCTGCGCCGTCTTGCCGCTTCTGGACTTTCCTGCAAGCACCGCACGAACCTCTGCAAGGGTCGGCTGCTTTTCTGCTACAGGAACTTCTTTCTTCGGTGCTGGAACGGCTGTGGTTTCCACCTGCGGAAGTTTTGGCTGTTCATCCATTCCGATGGCTTTTACCAGTACCTTCAATGTCTCGGCAAGGTGCTGAAGGCTTTCCGCCACATTGCACACATCATCGATTACATCGAGCATCAACTTAACACGACTCATGTACGCTTCCTCCTTCCTTGGATTCGCAGATGGCGATTTCGTCTACCGTGTCACCGGGAACGAGGATTGTGATTTTCTGCTTTGAACCGAAGAGGAAACGCAGGAATCTCTCCCTTACACCGATGGTGCGGCAGGCTACGATGCCGTCTGCCTGGGGTTTCTTTGAAACACTGATTTTCAAATTATGCTTCATTTGTCATGGCTCCTTTCCGAGGGATTTTTGAAAATACCCTCTGCTTATTAGCCACGGGAGAGGCGAAAACTTGAGGATGTCGGAAATATTTTTTTGAAATTTTTCTCGGCAGTCTCAAGACGATGGGAAACGGCGCTGGGTGAGATTCCCAGGCGGGCGGCATATTCCTGCTTTGGTACCTTATTAATATGTACTTCAATAAGCAGCTCGGCCTGGTCGGGTTTCAGGTGCTTACGAATCAACGAGCAGACAGCTTCATATTCATACTGCTCATCACGGCGTTCCTCCTCAGTGCAGTCGGGAAATAAATCCATACGATTTTCCGAGGGCATTTCAAACTCGCCGTCTTTATGGTTGATGCGACCCTTTTTACCGTCCATTCGTTTTGGAGTGCCCAGGGGGTCGGTATGGCGGTCATGGCGATGCCAGTTGTTGTATTCAGGGCGGTTGAACATCTCATCAAACTTGTCCTGGATGCGTTTCTCCATTTCGGAGTTGGTGAGTCCTTCGGTGCTGCCGAGAGAGAGGGACACCCACATCTCCTCGCGGTCGACCTCCAGTTTCTGAAACTCGTTATTGTAGCGGATTTTGATTTTCATAGATTGTCCTTTCCGTCTGAGCGGAAAGACAGGGCTACACAGCTACACGAGGGCACCTTGTCCGAAAAAAGAGCGCAACAAAGTAAGGCTACCCATGTGCCACTTCGCAGGACTCCCGTTGTGGGAGTCGGCGAAGCAGTATGTGTATCCCTTGCCTAATTGCGCACTCAGACAATCGATATTTATTTTCACAGCCATTAAGGTCGGCTGCTTACCTATAAGCGAAGAAACTCTCTCAATCGAACCCCCGAAAACCCGTTTAGTTGCATTCATTCGTGCATTATTCAGGCTCACTAAACGAAAATTTGAAGTTTCGACATAAAAAATTTGCAAACGCTCGCTTAAACTTCTGGAATTTTGCAGAAATTTGTGTTATAATATAAGGTAGCTATATCGCATTTGCAGTCGAATCCTGCAAATGTAAGAAAAAAGCCCCAGAGGAGTTACCCTCTGAGACTAATCATAAGGACAATGTTCTGTCACGCAACAGACAGCCACGGTCAATAGTGTCAATAGCGTCAGCAGTGACATTTTTTATAGAAAAAGGAGAAAAACAATGGCAAACCAAAGAAAAAAGCGTCTCTGCGGCGGCACCTTCCTTGTGCTGTTGTTGGATGCTAAGGGAAAAAGACAGGCAACCCGCAAAAACGGTAGAAAAGGTGACGGGAGGAATAACCCCGATGTTTTTGAAAAACTGCTGAAGCTCACCATTCCGGATTTCATTAGACCTACCGAAGGCCGTACTTTCAATACATTTACAACAGAATATAAAAATTGCCGTGAGTCAGACACTCCTTCTGCTTGCTTGACGGATGCAGAAACCATCCGCCTGTTCGATAACAGAGTTCGAAACAACTATCAAGAGGTTGCCATCGCATTTGACCGCTTTGTTAAATATGCGGTTGATGTTACAACCCACGGAGAGCGCCTGGTTGCTTCTTTACTCGATTTGATTGCTATGGATGAAATTCCCGATAGCCAGGAATTCTACATTCGCCCTGATGGAACACCAGTATGCAGAAATGATATTTTAAACGAAGGGCAATATCATCTCAGTTCGTTCATTCTTGGTGTATGGCATTACATTGTTTGCAATGTTACCAATAACGAAAGTGATGAATGCAAAGACACCATCGAATATTTGTTAGGTCCCACAGGGGAAGTTCGCGCCGGACGAGATGTTAATTGCAGTATCGGGTTATCACGTTCTTCAGAAATTAGCGTAGCATTCGATTTGCCATATAACATAACCGATGTTACAGATGATGAAGATGACTTAACTGACATTTGCCCCGCCGATAAGGTGCCTGTTATTTTAGGGGCTGATGGTGTGGCTCCCGATTTGGCAAACCTACTGAACGGAGATATTTATCTTGTGGATAGAGTTCTCCTTGATGATGCAATAGATGAAGCATTCGGAAATTATTTGAAGAAGGCTTCCGCCTTCTACTCAACCGTGAAGACTTTATTGTATTCCGAATCGCCTCGCAACTTTAAGGACTTCTATGTTCCGAATGATATAAAGGCAAAATACGTCGGAGCCGGTAGTAACATGGAACGCTTGACAACACCAATTACCGAACTGATAGGAAACCCTTTCAACAACCTCATCATCAAAGGTACGGGCGGTATCGGTAAATCAATGATGATGCGCTATCTGTTCTTGTATTTTGCCGAGCATTATACGGAGCGTGGTATTCTGCCGATATTTGTACCGTTAAAAAACTACACGGGTGAGGATAAGCGCCTGGAAGACTTTGTTTTTAGGTCTATCCTTGAATTTGACCGCGACATAGATTTCGATGATTTTGATGCGACTTTAAACAGTGGTAAATGCCTTATTCTTTTGGATGGATGGGATGAAGTTCCGTCTACAGCAAAAAGCACATTCGATAATGCTCTTGTGAACTTTAAAAAGGCCTACCACAACAATTATCTCGTTGTTTCATCCAGACCTACCAGCACCTTTATTCAATTTGGTGCATTTCAGGTATTGGAAATTGAGCCGTTCAACAAAGAAAAGGCATTGGAATTAATTGATAAACTCGACTACCACGATGCAGAGGTTAAAGAAAAATTCAGACAGGATCTGGACAAAAAACTGTATCATTCCCATCAGCAATTTGCAAGCATCCCTTTGCTGCTGACCATCATGCTGATGACATATAACTCCTACGGTGAAGTTCCTGCAAAACGCCATGTTTTCTACTCTAAAGCATATGAAACAATGGCACGACTGCATGATGCATCGAAAGGTGCTTATGTGCGCCCCATGTATACGAAACTGTCTCCGGATGATTTTGCAGTTTATTTCGCTGAGTTCTGTGCCAGAACCTACCGTGCAGAAGTTTTGGAATTTACAACCCAGATTTTTAACGGATACATGAATAAAGTCTTTGCCCATCAAAGAATGCAGACGAAAGCAACGGCTCGTGACTTCCTTCTGGATTTAACGGACAACCTCTGCATCATGTATAAGGAAGGTGAAAAGTATTACTTCATCCATCGTTCTTTCCAGGAATATTTCAGTGCGGTATTCTTCTCAAATCAGATGGATGACCACTTGGAGCGTATCGGTGATTTCTTTGAACATCAGCGAACACGTATGCAAGGCGACCGAACCTTTGATATGCTATACGATATGATTCCAGATCGCATCGACCGTTATATTTTCTTGCCGTTCTTAAATAATTTGTGGGCACGATGTGATGCAGATAATGGATACTGGACCTTTCTCAAGGAAATGTATCCTACGATATTCGCCCAGGAAGGCGAACCCGGTGAATATTATGAAAATGACCCTGAGTCTTATCTCTACAACTTCATAGTGAATGAGACCCTGCATCGCCACAACAGCGAGTTAGATAGGCTAAAATGGCCCGACGCCATTGACGGGTGCAATCGAAAAGAATGGGTTTCTGTATTGAAGGAGCGTGTACTTGCAGACGGCGAAATACGC